GGCATCAAGATGATTAACCAGCAGCAGTACGATGGCATTGCGGTCAAGACGGTCACCAGCACCTACCCGCAAATCATCTGGATTAACATGACTTATCCCGACATCGAGATGTACGTCTATCCCGTGCCGACACGGGCGCTGGAGTGGCATTTCATTTCGGTGGAAGAACTCACTCAGCCGGCGACGCTGGTCACTACGCTGGCCTTTCCGCCCGGCTACCTGCGGGCGTTCCGGTATAATCTGGCCTGCGAACTGGCGCCGGAGTTCGGCGTTGAGCCGTCGCAGACGGTCAAGCGCATCGCAATGACCAGCAAACGCAACCTGAAGCGCATCAACAACCCCGGCGACATCATGGGGCTGCCGTACAGCATCGTTGGCACCCGCCAGCGGTTTAACGTCTTTAGTGGCAACTATTGATGTTTATCGCGCTTGACTACGATAAGACTTATACCGCTGACCCAATCTTGTGGGATGGCTTTATTAAGTCTGCTAAAGATCGTGGTCATGCAGTAAAAATTGTCAGTATGCGTTACCCAAGCGAGCCGATAGAATCGGTCCCAGTAGAAGTTTTGTACACTAGCCGAAAAGCAAAAGCGTCTTGTGTTCAAGCAGATATTTGGATTGATGATAGCCCTCAATGGGTGTATCAGGATTCTTTATGAAGACCCCCATCCTCGGGCAGGCGTATGTGGCGCGGAGCATCAATGCGGTAGACAACCGCATGATCAACCTCTACCCCGAAGCCACCCCCGAGGGTGCCAAGTCCGCTGGCTTCCTTGTCCGCGCCCCTGGCCTTCGCCTGCTGGCCTCGGTCGGCTCCGGCCCCGTGCGCGGGCTGTGGCAGTTCGGCAGCTACGGCTACGTCGTGTCCGGCAACGACCTCTACCGCGTAGACGCCGCATGGAACGCCACCCTGCTGGGCACGGTGTCCGGCACTAGGCCGGTCAGCATGGCCGACAACGGCACGCAGTTGTTCATCGCCTGCAACCCCCGCGGCTACATCTACAACGTCAGCACGAATGCGTTTGGCGAGATTTCCGACCCCGACTTCCCCGGCGCGGTGACGGTCGGTTACTTGGACGGCTACTTCGTTTTCAACGAGCCCAACTCGCAGCGAGTGTGGATTACCTCGCTGCTGGACGGCACGTCGATTGACCCGCTGGAGTTTGCCAGCGCGGAGGGCGCGACCGACGGGCTGGTGGCTTTGATCGTGGACCACCGCGAGGCGTGGCTGTTTGGCACCAACTCGGTTGAGGTCTGGTACGACTCCGGCGAGGCGCAGTTCCCGCTGTCGCGCATTCAGGGCGCCTACAACGAGCTAGGCTGCGCGGCGCCGTACTCGGTAGCCAAGATGGACAACGGGCTGTTCTGGCTGGGCTCAGACGCCCGTGGCGGCGGCATGGTCTACCGGGCGAACGGTTACACCGGCCAGCGCATCAGTACGCACGCGATTGAGTACGCCATCCAGAGCTACGCCAACATCTCGGATGCCATCGGCTACACCTACCAGCAGGACGGCCATTCGTTCTATGTGCTGACGTTCCCGACGGGCAACGCGACATGGGTGTACGATGTGGCGACCGGTGGCTGGCATGAGCGTGCCAGGTTCGAGAACGGTCAGTTCTACCGGCATCAGTCTAACTGCCAGATGCGGTACAACAACGAGGTAGTGGTGGGCGACAGCAGCAACGGCAACCTGTACGCCTTTGACTTGGACGTGTTTACCGACAATGGCGCTGAACAGAAGTGGCTGCGGTCGTGGCGGGCGTTACCGGCAGATCAGAACACGCTGAAGCGCACAACGCAGCACGCATTGCAACTGGACTGCGAGACAGGCACGGGGCTGGCAACCGGGCAGGGGTCAGACCCGCAGCTAATGCTCCGCTGGTCCGACGACGCCGGGCACACCTGGTCGAACGAACACTGGACCTCGATGGGCGCTATGGGGGCGTTTGGCACGCGGGCCATCTGGCGGCGGCTGGGGATGACGCTGAAGATCCGCGACCGGGTCTACGAGGTGTCTGGCACCGACCCGGTCAAGGTCGCCATCACCGGCGCCGAACTCATTTTGTCCCCGACCAATGCTTAACACCACCAACATCCCGGCGCCCCGCGTCCCTGTGCTGGACGGCACGACGGGCCTGATGTCGCGGCAATGGTATCGGTTCTTCTACAACCTGTTCATCCGCAGCAACGCGGTCATCTGGCAGGTGCCGGCTACCGTGTCGGCGGCCACTTATTCGATCAACGACACCGACGTGGCAGTGCAGTTTCAGGCTGCCTGCGTGGTCACGCTACCGCCGGCGGCGACAGGGCGGGTGCTACTGCTCAGCACGCTCACGGCCAGCGCCGTCACATCAGCGGAGGCGAACGTGGTGCCGCTGGGCAGCACGACACCAGGCACCGCCATTCTTGCCGCGACGGCGGGTAAATTTGCTATGCTACAGAACGACGGCACCAACTGGATAACCTTGCAGGCTAACTAATATGGCGATTCTGAGTCCGCTGCCGAAGATGCAGTTTTTCTCCACCGGAGGCGCTCCGCTGGTCGGAGGCAAGCTCTACTCCTACGCTGCGGGCACGACGACCCCGCTGGCAACGTACACGACGCAGGCCGGGACGATTGCCAACACCAACCCCATCATCCTTGATTCGCGGGGTGAGGCCAGCGTGTGGCTGGCGTCGGCGGCGTACAAGCTGAAGCTGACCACAGCGGACGACGTTGAAATCTGGACGGTGGACAACATCAGCAGCGCCGAGACGTTCGGCGCGTCGCAGTTTTTGACTAGCGTCGGCGGAACTGCCAACGCAATCACCGCTGTCGTCACGTCGCCTAACTTTACTGCATACGCCACCGGGCAACAGTTTTCGTTCGTGGCGGCAGCGACTAACACCGGCGCAACGTCACTAAACCTAAATGGGCTGGGCGTTAAATCGCTGACCAAGCAGGGCACCAATCCGCTGGTTGCTGGCGACATTCAGGTTGGCCAGATTGTGCTGGTGGAGTACGACGGCACGCGGTTCCAGTACGTCAATTACTCCTACGTCCCGGTCGGCACTGGGCTGCAAAACAACAACAACCGCATCATCAACGGCGGTTTCATGATCGACCAGCGCAACAACGGCGTTGCGATTACTGGAACGACAGCATCCTTTATAGCCGACCGCTGGCAGTACTATTTCACCGCTCCCGCCGCACCCGCGCTGGTGGCTAACCTTCAAACACAAACTGCTAACCCCGGCCCGCCCGTAGCGGCTAAATATTCCGGTCTTTGGAACTGCACGACCGCGCACCCTACGGTGGCGATTGGTGATTTTGCGTTCATCGCACAAAAAGTAGAGGGTTACAACATCACCGATTTGATCGGGCAGACCTTTACGCTGTCCTTCTGGGTGCGTTCCAGCAAACTCGGCACGCATTGCGTGGCGCTTAACAATAGTCCTACCACGCACACCTACATCGCGACGTACACCATCAACGCCGTGAACACTTGGGAATACAAGACCGTCACTATCACCAACGGTTTGCCCAACACCATATCGTGGAACATCACCAACGGCATTGGTCTATGGGTGCAATGGGCTCTGATGGCGGGCGCGACGTATCAGACCACGGGTGGCGCGTGGAACGCCGGCAACTACGTCGCCACCAGCGCACAAGTTAATCTTGGCGACACCGCAGGCAACACGTTCCTGCTGACCGGCGTGCAGTTGTTCCCCGGCGCCACTGTTCCGACGTTTGAGAACCGTCCGATCACCACCGAAACCCAGTTGTGCCAGCGGTACTATCAATCAACGACCGCTAATTCGCCTAGTCGGCAGTATTTGACGAACGCTGCGATTACAACCTCTCGCGTCAACGCTGGGTTCCTATTCCCCGTGCCTATGCGAATCGCGCCTACTGTCACGATTTACGCCGGCACCACGACTACCTCCGGCGCCGTCGCAGCATACAACGCGGCCGGCGTTGCCATCGGTACTACTTATGCGCCAGTCGCGACGTATGTCGGCGGGTACGCATATCTGGAAGGCAGCGTATCGCTGACAGCGGGTAACTATTACTCTTGGACGCACACAGCGGATGCAGAGCTATGACGTATCAGAAACGCGAGAATGGTGTGTTGCGGTCGGACGGCGCGTTCGTTCCGAACGACCCTGACAACCGCGATTGGCAGGAATACCTGCGCTGGCTAGCCGAGGGTAACGAACCGTCGTGAGCGTCTACCGCCGGCCAAAGAAGGGGGATGTCCGCGTCTTCAACGGCGTGAAGGTCCGCTTTGGCATGTCGGGTGGGTTCAAGCACGATGAGGATGTGAAGCGGTTCGCCACGTCCGACGGCGCAGGGCTGTGGGCTCGCGGGATTGACCCCAACTCACCGACAGTCGAGCAGGACACGATTGCCTGGTTGAAGCGGTACAGCGCGAACCCGAACAACCGCAAAGGCCAGCCGGGCTATAACCGGGCGTTCAGCGAAGCCGAGTACGGCCGCGACGACGCCCGCCAGCCCGGCTTGCAGACGCTGATGGCGCAGAACCCCGGCGTGCCGGTGCATAAGCTGTTCGACATGACGGCGCGGAACTATCAGGCGCAGAACGCCCTGCCGCCGCGTGACTTCGACATCATGACGATCCTAGACCCTATCATCGCGGCGACGGCAGGGTACTTTCTTGGCCCCTGGGCCGGCGCGGCATATCTAGGGGGCCGCACGGCAGGCGAAGGCGGCGACATCGGGGAAATTATATTGTCTGCCGGGCAGGGCTATTTCGCGGGCGGCACCGGCGCCAACATCGCGTCCGGCGTGAACGCCGCCGGTGGCTGGGCCAACTACGCGCGCAGTATCGGGTCGTCGATCGCCAACGCCCCAAGCAACGCGCTAAACTATCTGAGGTACGGCCCTGAACTGAGCAGCGCGCAGTTCGCCAGCAACATGCCTAGCTGGGTGGCGTCTGGCACCGCCGCCGGCATGTCGAACGCGGCGCGTGCGGCAGGCGCAGTAGGGTCTTTGAACATCCCCGGCCGCAGTGCGGTCGGCAGTACAGCGGGCGCAGGCCCCGGAGGCAGCAACATGGGTTGGTTTACCGATTTGATGGACGACTTCGGCGTCAGCAAGGGCGATTTGCTTCGCATGGGCATCGACGTGGTGTCTGGCTATCGTAATGCCAATGCCGTTGAGAACGCCGCGAAGATGCAGGCCAACGCCGCGCAGCAGGCCGCTAACATCGGCTCGCAGACCTCGCGAGAGCAGATGGATCTGGCCCGCGAAATCTTTGCCGCGCAGACCGCGCTGAACGAACCGTTCCGCCAGGGCGGCGTCAACGCGCTGAACCGGATGCAGGACTTGCTGGGCCTGAGCGGTAACCGCAAGGCGCCGGGCTACGGCTCGCTGTCAAAGAACTTCACGATGGCCGACTTCCAAGCCGACCCCGGCTATGCGTTCCGCATGTCGGAGGGCTTGAAGGCGCTAGACCGGCAGGCGGCGGCGCGAGGCGGGCTTATCTCTGGCGCCGCGCTGAAGGCGTCGCAGGGCTACGGTCAGGACTTGGCGTCGCAGGAGTACATGAACGCCTTCAACCGCTTCCAGACGAACCGGACGAACCTGCTGAACCCGTTGCAGGCGATTGCGGGCACAGGCCAGACGGCAGTCAACACGCTGTCGCAGGCCGGTCAGAACATGGGCACCAACGTCGCCAACTACATGGGCAACGCGGGCCAGGCGCAGGCTGGCGCGGTGACCAGCGCGGCGGATGCGCGGGCGTCTGGGTACTTGGGGGCGCAGGAGGGGTGGAACCGTGCGATCAACAGCGCCCTGTCCCGAGGCACCACGCAGGATGAGCAGTTGCAGCGGGACTACATCAACGCGCTGATTCGTCAGGCTGGCGGCGGCAGCGGTCGCAGTCGGAGTATGCTCGACTACTCGGGAGTGGGCTGACATGCCATTAGATCCGACGCTTGTCCGGGGCCTGACGCCCATTGCCATGCCGGAGCGCGACCCCAACGCTGCGGTGAACCAACTCGGCATGATGATGAAGATGCAAGAGTTGCAGAGCGGCATTCAGTCCAATCAACTGAACGCGCAGAAGTATCAGCAGGACATCGCCACCAGTCAGGCGACGGAACGCAAGACCCGACTAGAGGCCAAGGTCAATGCGTTCCGCAACGGTGCCGCGATGGCTGGCGAAGACCCCAAGACGCTGATGGGCCTGCTGACCACAGCTGCGCAAGACCCGGAACTATCCGAGGCGTTGGGGCTTGGCCCGCAGCACGTTCAGTTCATCGGCAGTCAGCTGAACGACCCTGCGAAAGTCACAATGCTTGCGCGACGGATGCGTGGGATGACGGCGAAAGAAGAAGCTGACCTTGCCAAGCCGCCGACCACGCTGGGTCAGCTTCAGATGGCGCGGGATCAGCTTGACCGAAACGACCCGATGTACGCCACCAAACTTGAAGAAATCAATAATCAGATTAAGTACGAGCAGACTCGCGCGGCGGGCACGTCTATTAGTCTTAATACCGGCACGGAAAAGAAATACGGCGAAGAATTTGGCAAAAACGTCGCCACGCAAGATTCAGAAATGTTATCGGCAGCTAGAGTTGCACCGAAATTGGCTCAGAGTGCGGTAGATATTATGGCCGCGCTTAACAGCCCAGGGCTTATTTCCGGCGCGGGTGCTGACATAAGATTAAGCCTTGCTAAAGCGCTTGATCTAGCTGGCAATACGCCCGACGCAGGAATTGCCAACACTGAAGCACTGATTTCAAGCATGGGGCAGTCTACGCTTAACTCCATAAAATCATCTGGGCTAGGGTCTGGGCAAGGATTTACCGATAAAGACTTGGTGTTCTTGCAAACCGCTGCCGGCGGAAAAATTAACATGAGCCTTGAAAACATTCGGCGGTTGGCGGATCTTCAATACCGCGCAGCACAGCAGTCAGTTTCCGCTTGGGACAGCCGGCGGAAAACCCTGCCCGCCGGAATTTTGACCGATACTGGGCTGGGCAACGAAACTTACGCTTTGCCGCCCCCTGTACCTTCTGGCGGCGCGGCGCCAGCCACAGCGCCCGCCGCTGCGGCGCGGCCCGCCATCCCCGCAACAAATGCTAAAGGATGGAAGATAGCGACCGACGCTAAAGGAAATCAAGCGTATGTCAGCCCAGACGGAACCTCCTACGAGGAAATTCGGTAATGGCTTTTGACCTGTCAACGGCTAAATTTGAGCCCGCGTCTTCTTCGCCGCAGCCATCTGCGTTTGACTTATCAACGGCTACATTTGAGCCTGAGTCTTCGCCGTCGCCGCCTGTAACGCTGGACGGCGTATGGAAAGGCGTCAAGACCACCGCAGGTAACATCCCCAGCAGCGCCATCAATTTCTACGGCAGTCTGGTGGACATGGTGCTGCACCCCGTGGACACCGCAACCATGCTCGGCAAACTCGCGCAGGGCGAGGCGTTGCTGGCTACCGGGCTGGACTATTCGGAGCAGCCTGAAAAAGCCAAGTCGGTTGAGCTTGCGAAAAGTTTGAACTCCATGTACCGCGAGCGGTACGGCGGATGGGACAACTTCGTCAAGACCATCCAGACCGATCCGGTCGGCGCGATGGCCGACATATCTACGGTTCTCACGGGCGGCGCGGGGGCGGTTCGCGCGACTGGCGCGGCGGCGCAGGCGGCGGGTGCTACCGGCGCGGCGGGTAAGTTATCAAAAGCCGGCGCTGTGCTATCTACGGCCGGGCAGTTTACAGATCCGCTGCGCCCCGCCGCAAAGCTGGTCAATCCGGTAATCAGCAGCGCGTACAATTTTGCTGAACCATATGTCGTGCCTGGTGGCGAAACGGCGGTGTTTAACCGCGCGCTTCGCGAAATCGGGCTGTTTAACGACGTTCTTGACCGCAGCGGGCGCCAGCGCATCAACCCCGACAGAATGAACGAAATCGCTTCGCGTGCTGCGGCGGGGCAATCTATTGACCAAATCGCCACCGAAATGAACTTGCCTACGCTGGCGTGGGCCGCGCGGGAAGCGGAGTTCATGGGAGGCGGGGCAATACAGAAGAAGTTCTACGAAGACCCCGCGCTGGCGCAGCGTAGCGCGCAGGCCAATCAACTTGCTGGAGCCCAGCAGGCGATCAATCAGGAAATCGGTTCTGTCAACGCGCTATCCGACTGGTCTGTCAATCTCCAACAGTCTGCGCTGGACGACGCAAAACGGGCGGCGGGGCTGGCTGGCGAACAACCCATGCCCCCTAACATGTTGCTTCAGCTTGAAGGGGCTCGGCAAGCCGCTGGCCGGCTGTCGTCAGAGCTAGAACAAACGCGCATGGCCGAGGCGGGAACGCTGCCTAAGACAATGCCAGAGCAACAGGGCCAAGTGCTGACGGACATGATCGACCGTCGCAAAACTAGCGTGACCCAGTCCAAAGTAGACCCGCTGTACGACTCCGCGCGGGATTTGGCGAAGGGAACCAAAACCGACGCCAGCGACATCTTTAACGTCGCGGCGCAGGCTATGGGCACGCCGCTGGCTAAATTTGCGCCGGACATGCTTCCGTCGGCCACCGCTGCCATCCTCAATCGATTTCGAGGCAAGGCCACCACCACCGGCACCGGGCCTATGGGCCTGACGGGTCGGTCAACTACGTTTGAGACGCCGATGGCGTCAATGGAAGACTTGATTGACCTTCGCAAAGCCTTGAACGCTGACTACGCCCGGACAATCCGCGCTGCTACCGATCCAGCGCAAGCGACCAAATTAGCCGCGCTGGCGAAGATGCAGGAGGCGATTGACGGCGTAATCGCTAACAGCACCACGTTCCCGCCCGACGCTATCAAAGCGGCGGATGACGCGCGTGCGGCGTACAAGACTTTGATCGGAGACGTGTACAAGTCAGGCGATGAATCCCGCAAACTGCTTACCGGCAACATGCGGCCCGACGCGATTGTGCCTTCGTTCTTCAGCAGCGGCAATCTGGACGCCACGCAGCAGATGGCGCGGATGGTGAAAAAAGACCCGGCGGCTCGCGCGCAGCTACAGCTAGCGATTGAGAATTTCTACCGCAAGCAAGTGGTCAAGAACAACGTGGTTGACCCCACCGCGCACGCCCGCTTCATGTCCAAGTACGAAGACAACATGCGGATTCTGAAAGACGCCGGCGTTGACTTCACCAACATCAACCTGCGAACGCTGCCGGCGACTGTCTACCCGCGCATGGCGGCGGACATTTCTGAAACCACGTCGCAGATTCAAAAGCTGCAAGACAAGTTAGGCCCTGCGCCTCAAGCGCCCGTACCGACAATTGAGGGCGGCTTGCCTGCCGTTCGCAAAACGGTGGCGGAAGTAGAAGCCGAGGCCGCCGCCCGTAAAGCAGCGTCGGCGCGAAATAAAGAAGCGTTGGTCGGAGATGTTGCTGATCGGGCGCGTGAGCTTGAGCAAGCCAAGCAGGCGGCCAAAGTCGCAACCGCTGACCTTGACAAGGTCAACGCCGATATTGACGCGCTCCGCAAGCGCCTGAACATCCCCGAAAAAGAAACCGTGGCAGACATCGTCGCCGACGTACCCGCCGCCAAAAACATCGTAGACCAGGTTCAAACGGCGCTGTACCACCAGACAACGGCGGCGGCGCTGGCCGAAACCGGCGCCAAGCTCAAGATGCCGCTGTGGGAAAAGTACCGCAGCGTCAAAATTCCGGTTGGCATCGGCACTGAAATCATCGTCAACAACACGGTCGCCGAGTTGTCCAAAAACGTAAACGCTCGGCTGGCGCAACGGTTGGCGCTGGCGATGATAGACTCCAAGGCGCTCGCGGAGGCTATGCAAAAAGCGGCCAAAGGCAACATCACTCAGCGGGCGGTTGACGCGACGACAAAAACAGTCGGGGCGGTCAATAAGTTGGCGCCGGCAGCGGTCAACATTAACGCGCTGATGGGCAACCAGCAGCCGTGAGTTTTTCCCATATCGCAGTGCCGCTGGGCGCGGTATAAGGAGGTTTTCGTGAACTGGGTGATCGACGTGCAAGGCATCATCAACATCCTGCTGGGGTCGTTCATCACCCTGCTGTGCTGGCTGGCAATGGAGATGTGGAGCGCGGTCAAAGAACTGAAGACTGACCTCGGCAAGCTGCGCGAAGATCTGCCGCGCACCTACGTCCTGAAAGAGGACTACCGCCGCGACATCTACGAGATCAAAGACATGCTCAGCAAAATCTTTGACAAACTCGATGGGAAGGCTGACCGATGAAAGAAAAGCTGAGCGTGTGGGTGACGTTGATCGCCACAATCACGCTAGCTGCAATTCTTTTAGCGATGGTTGCTGGAATGATGGTGGGGTTGTTCGACGAAAAAGTGGATAACAACAAAATCTTTGAAGCGGTACTTCCCGCGTTTCAAACCATCGTCGGTGGGTTTATTGGGTTGATTACTGGTATCAAAATAGCCTCGGATGACAAACTATGACTTTCGAGGAATCTTTCAAGGTACTTATCGGCCATGAAGGTGGGTACAGCGACGACCGCAACGACCCCGGCAACTGGACTGGCGGCAAAGTAGGCGTTGGCGAAATGTTGGGCACCAAGTATGGCGTCGCCGCTAACTCCTATCCGATGGAGGACATCAAGAACTTGACGCTTGAGCGAGCGCAGCAGATTTATCGCCGAGACTATTGGGACAAATTGCACGCTGACGATCTCCCCAAGCAAGTGCGTTTTGCTGTGTTTGATGGGGCGGTGAACTCCGGTGTGGGTCAGGCTGCGAAATGGCTTCAGCGGGCCGTGGGGGTTAAGGATGACGGGATTATCGGTCAGGGGACGTTAGCGGCGGTGCGGGCAATGGATCAGTACAAGCTGGCGGCGCGGTTTAACGGCGTGCGGCTTAAATTCCTGACTGAACTCCAGACGTTCAACACCTTCGGTCGCGGTTGGGCACGACGCGTGGCTGAGAACCTCATCAACCTGACGTAAGGAAATTTTACATGGAATATGTTTTTGCTCGTTTGAGAGAAGCCAGCACCTGGCGCGGCGTTGCCCTTATCGTGGGTGGCTTCGGCGTCCAAGTCGCCCCTGACCTCATCCCGGCCATCGGCGCTGCGGTCACCGCCGCCATCGGCCTCATCGAGGTCATCCGGCGCGGATGACTCCGCTCGTCATCCTGTTCGCGGCGCTCGCCGACCGGATGCGCGGCGGCTTCCCGGAGCGCCGCTTCTGGGGCCGCGACATCGTCCGCATGGCCGCCTGGTACGCCAGTGGCGCGCTGGTCGCCATGCTCATCCGCCCCGACTGGTGGTGCCTGCTGGCCGGCGTCCTGTACGCCCAAGGCGACCGACAGGACATGTCCGTCATGGCCGAACTCATCCGCCCGGACGGGCGACGGCTCAAGGGATGGCTGGGGCAGCTCAGGATCGGCGCGGTCTTCGCCGCCGTCACCGCACCGATGCTGGCGGTTGACCTAGCCTACTGGCCGATGGTCGTGGCGGCGGGGGTGGCCCCTGCGCTGGGCGCTATCGCCGCGCAGGGGGTGCCGGTCAGCAGTCGATGGGCTTGGATGGAGGTCGGCCGGGGGGCGGCGGTGGCGGGGCTGGTGGCGCTCCTCGCGCGATAAGCCGGTCCAAGTACCAGCGGGCCTTCCGCAGATCTTCGATCCCGCCCTTGCGCTTCCACCGCCACAGGTACTTGATGGCGTTGGCGGTGCAGACCGCCTCAATGCCCGTCAGACCGACGGTGGCGGCCTCCAGCGCGTCAATGCACTCGACCCCACCTGCGGTGTAGTGGGGCGGGTGGTTGACCGTGTCGGTCATGCCATCAGTTCCTTGCGCTCGCGCTCGGCGCGCATCGCGCAGAACCGCTGGTGCAGGCGCAGCATGACGGTCACGCGGCGCCGGCCTGCGTGTTCTTCCATCAGCATTTCCTTGATTTCGTTCTCGGTCATGTTTGGCATGTCGGCCAACAGTTTTCGCCAGGTCTTCATTTCAGTGCCTCCAAGGCAATATCGGACAGGTTTCGTTTGTCGTGCAGTGCGCGCCAGATGGTCTGGTCTATCGTCTGTTCCGCCAGAATGACATAGCACCAGACGGCGTGTTGCTGCCCGCTGCGATGCAGCCGGCCGACGGTCTGCTCAAAGAGTTCCAGCGACCAAGGCAGCGACAGAAAAACCATCTTGCTCCCGCCGTGCTGTAGGTTAAGGCCATGTCCGGCTGACTTGGGGTGCAGCAGGAGGATGGATACTTTTCCGCAGTTCCAGCGCTCGACAGCACGAGGATCCTCCATCGTTACGGCTCTGGCCCCATAGCGCGCCTTCAGCGCCGCCAACTCGGCCTGATAGTTGTAAACGATTATTGTAGGCGCGAACTGATTTTCTTCAAGTAGCTCATCCAGCCGTTCTAATTTGTGTTCCGAATACCAGTGCGTGGCGCCGTCGGCGTAGACGAACCCGCAGTTGTGGACGACCAGCGCGCGGCCATCCTCCCCTAAAACCACGAATCGACTGCGCGGCCCGCAATTCAACAAGTCGTACGTCCGGGCGTACTCAGTGCGCGGGCTAAATCCCATTTGTACCGAAAAAGCCGCGCGTGCAGCGTTACAGAACGAAGCCCATACGCCGCTGCGGCTTGCGAAACGGTCATTCGTCCCTTCGGCGTGTCCAGCCACACATTGTCCTTTCGGTTGTTTTGCTGTTCCCGCATAGTTGCCCACCGGCAGTTTTCCTTGCAGTAGCCTTTCGACCCATCCACGCGGTCTATTGTTAAGTTGTCGGCGTACCCATGCTGCATGTCGGCCCAAAACGCATTGAAAGACTCTGCCCACGAGTTGCAAATGCTTACCCCCGCGCCGCCGTAGCGAGGAAAATCTTTGTCTCGAGGGCTCAAGCATCTCTGGCGCATATGCGTCCAGATGCGAAACGGTCGGCTGGCAGACATTCCATGATCGGTGTTGTTGTGGCGACACCCACAACTCCGCGCCCCCTTGCGGGTCGAGTCCCGCAAATACTGACTTTGCCGCACGACTTGCACCCCGCAATCGCATTGACAAAGCCATGTCGCGCAATAGTTCCCGTTCGACCCGTGGCGCCGCAATGCGGTCAGGTAACCGAACCGCTGCCCTGTCAAATCTTTTGCCGGCATTCCCATCAATCACCTCTTTGGCGGTTTTCCAACCTGCTACGGTTAACACCTCGTGATTATACGTCATCCGCACGCCAAAACAGACGTCAGTTAGTTGCACTCCTTTGGGAATGCACCCGTCCTGATTAACCCACTCTTCGCCGTCCCATACGCAATGCGCGGAAGTGACGTCTTGTATGGGCATCCATCCGGCATCTGTCAGCACAGGGGTGTCGTGTGCTATGCAGGACATCTGCTGGAGCTTGCCGGTGACGGTAGCGGCGGTCTGGGCGATGGCGCGGGTGTCGCCGAACTCCGCTACGAACTTCTTCTTCATCGACTCATACGGCGCCCGGTCGGCGATGCGCGTGGTCAGTTCCACGACGTGCAGCGGCGGCAGGGTGGTGGTGTAGATGCCAGGGTCGAGCAGGAAGGTGGCCGGCTTGATGCGGGCCATGACTTTTTCCAGCGAGCCCGGCACCGGTGCCCAGTCGTTGAAATCGCGGCTGATGCAGTAGAAGTACTGTTGCAGGAACGCGCCCTTGCTGCGGCCGAGCAGACGTTCGTCCACGATCTTGCACTGCCCGAACACATCCTCCAGCCCGTTGGACGTGAACGACCCGGTCAGACCCCAGCGCACCTGTATCGGCGCCAACGCCTTCTCAATCGCCTTGAACCGCTTACCGGACGGGTTCTTCAACCGGGTGAGTTCGTCGAACACCACGCCGTCGAAGTCCATCCGCTGCGTCGCCAGCCATTGCAGGTTATCGTAGTTGGTCACCACGACCTGCGCGTCCGACTGCACAGCAGCCAGCCGCTGGGCCGGCGTGCCGATGGACAGGGCGACCGTCATGCCGGGCGCCCAGATGGGCGCCTCTACGGGCCACACAGCGGTCACCACGCGCTTCGGCGCGACGACCAGCCACCGACGTACCTGCCCGGTCGCCAGCGCGGCCTGCATGGCCGTCAGCGCGGTGGCGGTCTTGCCGGCGCCGACGGGCGCCAGCACCATGCTGCGCGGTGTCGAGAACAGGAACTGGGCAGCTTCTATTTGGTATTGTCTAAGATCCATTCGTCCACATCCTCTCTGGTCCACAAGACCGTATATTTTTGGCCCAGCCGGCGCATGTCCTCCGCAAAGACCTTTTGCAGCTCAGACAGGCGCCCGCCGGTTGTTTTGAGTTCGATGAACCACGTCTGGCCGGGCAGGCAGACGATGCGGTCCGCCACGCCCCGGTGGCTCAGGCTGGCGAACTTATACGCCACCCCGCCCGCCGCCTTGACGCGCTTGACCAGGTACTGCTCGACGACCTTCTCACTCATTGCGCTTCGCCGGGCTGTTCGCCTGGTGCAGCAGCCACCGCTCGCCCAGCCAGTCCAGCGCCGCGCGGCGCTTTTCGTCAAGGTCGGGCGCTTCGTCCCGGACCGGCGCCTTGAACAGCAGCGCCTCAATGAATTCGTTGTCGGTCATTCCTATCCTCCTATTGCATTCACACAGCGCCGCCGGGGCGAAGCATGAGCCGCAAACGTCGCGGTTCATGTGTTCCCCCTTGCGCGGATTACTTTGACCATCTTGTCCGCATCGGCCCCGCAAAACATGTCCTGAACCAGCCGGCAAATCGCCTCTCGCTCTTCAGCGGCGGCAGCGGCGGCAACGTCGTCCAGAAGATTCAAATAGCAATCTTCAGCGAAAGAACTCCCTTCGTAGATGTAAACCCCCGCCACGCTCGCCATTTTGAGAATGCGTTCCCTATTCATTCCTGCCCCCTTGCGCGGATGTCCTCAAGCGCCCACCGAAGCGCGGATACTGCATCGGGTGCCGGAACCCACTCATCGATTCCGGCCTGAAGTACGTTCGCACACGCCTCACGCTCGGCCAGAACTGCTGCTTGGATTCCTTCAACGACAACCGCAGTGGTTTGCTCTGCCGCTTGCAAAGCAGCTAGCGTTACTCGTTCGCCCTCGGCGGCGGCGACTAGAGCCGCGAAGCGTTCAAGGCAAGCGTTGTCACCGCTCACGTTGTGCCCGTCCGACGGCTGCTCAATTTCAAATCCCGCCTGCTCGGCAAGCCGGATAACATCTTCCCTTTTCATGTGTTCCCCCTTGCGCGGATTGCAGTTGCAGCCCGCGTACCGCCTGCGTCGCGGTGAATTCGATCTTCCTTGATTTCAAATTTGTCCTCTTCCCCCCTTGCGCGGATTGCTTGGGCAATCGCGTAGCCCTCATCGTCCCAAGCCCCAGCGTAACGCTCCACAGCCTTGGCGCACGCCTCGCGCTCGGCCAGCACCGCAGCCTCTAGCAGTGCGCAGTGCTGCGTCTCACCCTGCCCCTCGGCGCAGCGTCGCCAGCCAGCGGCGTGGAGTTCCTGTGCCGAGAGGGGCGGTTCCTCGGCCAGCGCGTCGCGCAAAGAATCAAGCGCCGTCGCCATCTCGCCCAGCGATTCCGCCGACATCACGGCCTGCGCCGCTTCTCTCAGTTTTTTCATTTCACTTCCTCCGCTTTGGCTATGGCGGCGCGGCCGCTTTCAAAAGATTTCTCGTAGTCCGACAACATCAGGTTAAACACGGCGTCGGACGCTGCCGCACTCTTGCCGCCTCGCTGAAGAAGACTGTGCGCCGCGACCAAATGCGCGGTGACGTTCTTCAGCACCTCCAATAGTTCCGGCGCGGCTGCAATCAGCCGGGCGTTCGCTTCCTCGATGTGGACAAACGAAACGGCTTTTTCTCCCTCCATACCAATGCCAATGCTTAAGCAGACAATTGGCGCATGATCTTTGAGTTGCGGGTGAATGCGCTGCGTGTAAATGCCGCGCTCAACGTGATATTTGCTGCCATCTTTGTACGGATGACGTTGCTCACACACGATCCACGGCCCCGGTGTGTAGCTCATTTCAATCCCTCCACGAACGCCTTCAGGCGTTCAAGTTTGTCTGGCCCTATCTGCCCGCCCGCACCCCATTTAGTGACGGTCTGCTTGGCGACGCCAATGGCATCGCCTATCTTCTGATGGCTCATCTGAGCCCGCTTGATGAGGCGCTGGGCCTCGCTGTCGTCATCGTCGTACGCCACGGCGCTGACCGGCGCGTACACCGGCTGCTCACCGTCCAGATTCCACCGCACCCGCCAGGCGCGGCGGTGCAGGCCCTTGGCGTCCAGCCGGGCGGCCAGCGCCATCGCGGCGCTGAACGACCGGGCGTCGGGGAAGTGGAGCCGATAGCTGGCGTCGCCCGGCAACGGGCCTTCATGCGGGTCGCGAACGCCAGATGGCGTCGGTTTATGGTGTGCGCCCATACGGGTCCTCCCAAAGTTCGTCGTCAATCAGGATGTCAAGCGCAGCGTCCCAGGCGTCGTTCTCATCGCCGCCCAGCGTCCGCATGTGCCACTCAATGAACGGCTGGCGCGCCTCGGGCGTGAGCGCCCGAAACGCCGCCATCGTCTGCACGCCCATCCTGTCCAGATGGGCGCGGATCCGCAGGTAGTCAGGCGTCATCGGCGCGGCTCGCCATGACGATGATGTGAGACTTGAGGATCTCCACGCAATCCCGCGCGAATTCCTCCGGCGCCGACACCAGCTTGGCGACGAGGTCATCATCCATGTGCTGCGCCAGTTCCTCGCCCGCTTCCGTCGGGTGGCGCGCCACCCAGTCCATCAGCTCAACGCGCCATTCCGCGTCGGTCATCGGGGTCCCAAAATGCTGGGCCTTGAAGTCACCGTAGAAAGACATCGTCCACTCTCCTGTTGTTGTTGCGGGGTCAATCGTAAATCTTTCGCTGGGGGACTTG